TTACACATCCACGTCGCCTACCCTGCGGCGGCGCTCGATCGGCGCCGGCTCGGCCGGCAGCATGTCTGCCTTGCCGCCCTGGATCAAGCTGAAGCCGGTCATGCTGGGCGGCAAGTCCGGCGGGCGCGGCGCAAGCACGTCCGGGCAATAGCCGCCGCAGCGCATGCCATATTTCTGAGGCTTGCGCGCGGGGTTCTGTGGGTCCCACGGACAGCCGGCCACGAAGACGCGCAGGAGGCGGCCGACAAGCGCATCGGAGCCGTATTTCGCGGCCAGAACCGCCAGGCGCGCATCACCGCCGCGCTCGCAAACATGGCAGCGGAAGCGAACGACGACATAAGGGAACTCGCGCAGCGAGGTGTGAGGACTGGGAAGACGAGCCTCTGTCACGGCTCATCGTCGACCACCGGTCGCCGCGCGCCTTCGGAGAACTTGCCCCTCAGGTAACCGCGCGAGACCGCTTGATCAGCGTCCGCCAGCAGCGCGTTCCAATCATGGAGCAACGCCCGCATCGCGGCGCGCTCGCTGCCGTGTTCGGCGATCAACTCTGCGATCTCGCACTCGATATCGTCGAGTTCGTCGTCAATTTTTGGTGCTGGTGATGACATGGTCCGCGCCCTCGGCTATGAGAACGAAATCAGAACAAACTGGTTCCGGAGTCAAGCCATGGCGAACGTCGAGACGTTCTTCCTCCAGCCCTTCAAGACCCATCGCAAGCGGCTGGTGCCGGGCCAGCGCGTGCCGGCTAGAACGAAGCACCACGCGCTGAGCGATGGCGAGCGGCTGGGGCGCACTGCCGAAGGCGTCGCGGTCATTCATGTCACGGCGGACGACGAGACTGGCGAGGTCAGCGCGCTTGAGGTGCTCGCTCGGCACGGCGCCATTCCGGAGGAGTTCGAGGAACAGATCCGCGCGCTCTGATCATTGGCAGTCGGCCTTTCCCACCGCATCTTCCGGAGCAGAAGTCAGAGGAGCGAAACGATGTCCGGCATTCTAAATATCAAGAGAGTCGTTGCGGGTGGCGAGACTGATGACGGCCTCAAGAGTGTGCTCGTTCTCGAGCTGGAAGATGGCCGCCACCGCAAGCTCATCTTCGACCTGGCCACGCTCGACATGGTCAAGCAGGCCGTACAGCTCATGTTGGCGGAATCGTATCGCCGCGCCCGTGCTGCAGGCACCGGAGAAAATGTCGAAGCGGAATTCATCAAGCAGCCGATTGTCGTGACGGACTTCCGCGCCGGCCCCGATCTGATTAACGAGATCGTGCTTTTTCAACTGACCGGAACACCAGACGCGGGAACGCCCGAGGACATGACATCGTATGTCGTCGATGCCCGCCAGGCTCGACGCTACGCGGCACGATTGCTTGAATGCGCCAACGAGCTACCGCAAATGGATCTGCCGCTGTAGCACTCGCGCGCGCCCTGCCTGAAATCGAAACCGACATCGAACACGATCGGATCGAGAAATCACCAACGGACCGACATCTGGCCGTGATCGGCCGCGTTGCGCCGAATAATCGAGCAGCGCAGGCCTAACCTTCGAGCTGATAGATCTCGCCGGCGTCGGCATCATCTCGAACGCCCTTGAATGACGCATGGCGCAGCTTTCCATCGTTCGTCCAGGCGCGAAAGGCGATCTCGGCTTTGATGGTCGGCTCGACCCAGCGCCTGCCCTTCTTGGCGGCGCCAGTGACCGCAGGTTTCTCGATCATTATGCTCATCAGCCGCCGGCGCAGCTCCGTCGCCGTCTTCACGGTAAAGCCCGTCCCGACGCCGCCGACATAGACCAGATCCTTGCCTCGCCGCGCGGCCAGCAGGAGACGTCCGATCCCGCCCAGCGCCCCCGCCGAGGCCTCCCAGCCGACAATCAGGAAGGTCTCGGACTGGATGCATTTGATCTTGAGCCATTCGCCGCCCCGGCCAGAGCGATAGGGCGCGTCGAGCCGCTTGGCGATGATCCCCTCGAGGCCCATCTCGCAGGCGAGCTTCAGGAACGGGGCGCCGTCGGCATCGACCTCCTCGCTGAGGCGGATGGAGCTGTGCTGTTTGCCGATCAAGTCGATCAGCATGCGCCGCCGTTCGGACAGGGGAAGCGCCCGGAGATCGCGGCCATCGAGGTACAGCAGATCGAAGGCATATAGCAGAGCGCCTGCGGCAGAGCGCTTGCCGCCGCGCCCGCCGAGGGCCTGCTGCAGCGCACTGAAATCAGAAGCGCCACGTTCGTCGAGGACCACGGCCTCGCCGTCGACGATGGCACTGTCGACGCCCAGTTCGCGGATATCATGAGCGATCGTCGGGAACCGAAGCGTCCAGTCAAAACCACCCCTCGTCAAAATCCGGACCCTCCGCCCGGGCTCGACATGAACAGCAAGCCGATAGCCGTCCCATTTCACCTCATAGGCCCAGTCGTCACCGGTCGGTGGCTTGGATGCCAGCAGCGCCAGGCAAGGCTCGACACGGTCCGGCATGGGATCGAGCGCAAGTGCGCGCTGGCGAGCATCGCGTCGCTTCGGAAGTGGGCTTCTGGCGATCTCGGCAACAGGGCCGGACCGAAGAACTCTACGCGCGCACACCAACGAAACTCCACACAACCGAGTCGCCAACTAGGATGCATAAGATTCGTTCCAGCCTCGGAACCGACGCGATGACGGACGGTTGAGAATGGAGAGTTTGGTGGCGTAGGTGTCCCATGAGAGCAGAACGCGTCGAACACGTTCAACCGGCGTCTCGCCCGGTACGCGGTCGCAAAAGAGAACTCTACCGGGAGCGTTGCGAAGACAGCGACGGCAACATTTATTGCGTCATCGTCTGGCAGATGTTCCGGGGCCTCGACGTCACAAGTTACACGCTCGAAGACGGTTCACCCGTCAAATACATCGACGGCTGCGAGTTCGAAATCGTTTCGACAGGAAAGATCATCAGCCGCTGCGATGAGCCCGACGCCGAAGCCTAGGTGCTGCCATGAAGATTTTCTGGTGGATATGGACCGCATGCGTTGCCGGATCGATCACCACGATCGTGACTGTACTCGCGTTGACGGCCTAGACAGGCGGCAAGGAGATTCCCTGTGCCCGCCCGCGACTTCGCAAACCACCCGCTCGTCCGGTCCGAATTCACCGGCGAGATGATCTCGACCCATTCCGAAGAGTGGCGGCACGAGTGCGAGGTCGCCTTCCTGCTGGCGATGCCGCTGGCGAAGCGCAATGTCTTTCTGGATGGCGTAGCAGGGACGACCGATCGCGAGGACCGTGGAATCAAGGGCGTGCGCGGCGAGGCGGCGGTTGCGTTCCTGCGCTCAGAGATCCAGCGGCTTAGCGAGATCCGACAGCGGAAGTGAAGGACTCTTGCGGGCGAAGACAGACATCTGCCGAGTCGGAGCCTAATAGCTACCGCGCTCCCCGGAACGGAACTTTAGGTCGCCGGGGACCTCGAGTAATGCCGAATTTTATACCGGCAAGTTTTTCGCACCCTCGATCGATCAGTTCGAGAAATTCGTGCGCGTCCGAAAAGTAATTCTTAAAAGCAACCCTTACCTCATCCGCCGTATCAGCGCGAACTAGCACAATATCCTTGCCGGAAGATTCCTGCTCCAATTTGAAAAGCGCCCTCAGAGCGTCTGGAGCATCGCGATACGAGTGGACGTCAAGCGAGCCATCAGTCGAAAAAATAAGGATCATATTCTTATTCTTTGACACTTCAGCGCTAGTTGCATTCAGTCCCCTCAATAAATTTATGAAGCCAATTTCGTTATCAAGAGCAACGAATTCCTTAATCAAGTCCGCGTCAGCAATATCGGGAAGCGATGATTTAGACGATTCGAAACAGCGAGCCAATATTTCAGAAGACAGCAGTAGTATGTGCTGGAACCGCTTATCGCCTTTTTTAAATTTCGGCTGATTTTCCGTGATGAACCCGATCAGCTCAACGCATGTAGCCCATGCGTGCTGAATGCGGGTCCTATACTGAATTTCGATCAATAGTCCGCGGTACATATCCGCGTATTGACTCCTGACATCGTATTCGTAAACATCGTGTATTCCACGATATCCTGTCTCTGGGTTTGGATGTAAGATATAATTATACTTATCGTCCGCATTCCGTCGTCGATGATTAAAGTTAGCCTTGTGAAAATCATGGCGGAAAGCGGTTAGATCTTGGACGCTCTCAAATATCAATCTGCAGCCCGCGATATCATCCATGCGAGATAGCTGCATTTTAGGGAATCGCGTCAGCTTATCGAAAATCGTCGCTCTACGCTTGTGCCTCTGGGCAACTAGAATTTTCTTTCCACGTGTTCGATTCCGCAGAATGGATTGAAAGGTATTTAGAACCGGGCGATGGGATGAACGCCAGAGGTCGATCACAGCCAAATCCTCATCGGTCGGCGTGCCGGCACGAACTGCATCGCCAGCACGGCGCACACGCTCCTTAGAGCCGCCGGGGTAATTTGCACCTGGCTGCAATGCCATCGACAACCTCCGTGAGGCCACACGCGCAAGCTCCCGTGGGCCAATGACCCATTCTGCGTAGAGACCGCGGACAGGGGAACAAATAGCGTCATCCGGAGAAGCCAATTAAGTCAACCCAAGCGAAAAAAGGCCCGGCCCGCAGTGAAGCGGAGCCGAGCCAAGTTTAGGGAGGAGGCCGCTTGCGGCGGCCAGTCGATCGCCGGTTGAGCTGGGCTCAGCCCGGCAATGGGGTCAGGGCGACGAGGCGCCCGATCGGGGCGGCGTGAAAGGGGGCGCTCCGTCGCGCCAGCGCCGCGCCCAGCGGATCAGCGCATCGCAGATCGTCATGCCGACGAGCCCCAGAGCGAAGCCGACCGAACCCTCGATGTCGCCGGTCGGATAGGACCAGAGATCGAGCCATTTCCGAATGATGGGCATGGCGGCCGGCGTTGCATAGCCGGCAGTGAGCCCACCAACCATGGCGGAGCTGAGGCGTTGCGGCCAGGAGAAGCCCTTGGCGATCAGGCCGCGCACGAGCCCGCCGGCGACGCCGGAGACCACATTCACGACCTTCACACCGACGAGCTGATGCAGGAAGTCAGGCGGAGGCAGATCGGCCATCGACGTGCTTACCTCGCCGATACGATCGGATCGGCAGACGGCATCGAGATCACCGTCTTGTCCGGCATCGCGTCGACCGCTGCGACGAGCCCGGCCTTGCGGCGCACCCAGAGGCCATAGCCGGCAGTCGCGAGCGTGACGATCGCCCCCACAACCGCCTCAAGCGTGCCACCATCGATGTAGCCTTTCGTCACAAGGCTGCCTCCGAGGGTCAGGAGGATCTGGCGCACGAAGCTCCAGAACTGAACGCTGCTGAACATGCTTATCTCCATGGTGATGTTGCTGATGAAGGCGATCAGACGCCGTCGCGGGCCTCGAGGACCGCAGCGTAGGAATCGGCGACGATCGTCAGCGCTGCGGCGACATCGGCCGGCGGATTGGCGCAGACCGTGTTGACGGCCGCTGCAGCCATCGCCGCGATATTGCGCTGCTTCTCGGGCGCGAAGAGCGTGGCCCCGAGCGCAACGGCCTGCAGCGCGCCGCAGTATTTCGTCAGCTGTTCGGAGGCCTTGGCGACCTTCTCATCAGCCTTCGTCTTTCCGATCACCGTCCCGACGCCGACGGCAATCTGATGATATCCGGCGCTGGTCGAGCCGAGTGGGCCGCCGCCATCCTTCGGGACGCAGGCGGAGGCGGCCAAGGCGCAAGCGACAGCAAGCGCCGCGAGGACGTTTTTCATAGTGGTGCTCCGAGTTGTTTGCAGAAAGCGCAAAGATTGCGGCAGGCCCGGCCGCTGCGGGGTTTCGGCGCGCTTCTTGAAGAGCTGTAGGCTGAACCCAAGAAGGCGTTTCAAGTTGAAACAGACCGAGCAATTCTGGGACAGAAGCGCCAAAGCGCGTCAGCCGTTGTTCACAGTATTGGCTGGTCTATCTTTTCAACTAGGTCTGATTGCCTTCGTAGCGATGATGGCATTGCGGCTATTGGAAGGGATGCCCAGATGAACACAAGCCCGCGACTTAAGGAGCTGCGAGACAAGCTAAAGAAGCTGCTCGAGTTGAAGACCGCTAAACGGCGAAAAGCTATGCGGAAATCTGGTGGTTCCTCAAAGCAGCCGCGAGACGGCAGCCCGCATGAGGCTCCCACAGGCGGCAGCGCCAATGACAATAGGATCGAACGCCAACCTTGAGACGTCCCACTTCTGCCGCTGCTTGATCCCCAGCGTGCCCTGCACCTCGGCATGTGACAGAACGGTGCGCGGCGTGACCGGGATATCGTAGCGGCGACAGAGAGCGGCGATCACGGGAGGTAGCGCCGCCCATTGCTCGCGGGTCATAGGCGCTTTGCCCGGGTTGAATGGGCTCTCGATCGCGCCCGCCATGCAGCAGAGCGAAACGCCGATCGAGCCGGTATTGCAGTTGAGCGTGTGCGCCGCGTAGCCAGGGCTTACCCCGCCCGCGTCATTCATCGCGATCGAGGGTATACCTCTGATCAGCTTCGCGTCGTACTCGATCAGAATATGATAGTGGCTGCGGTCGAGTTGTGAGGCTCGATGGTTGCCAGCGGTCCAGTGCACGATCACACGAGAAATGCGCGCGGGAGGCAGCCAGTCAGAAGGGAGCTGCGCCCCAGCGCCAGGCTGACCCGCCCCATCATTCTTCGCCGCCACGGCCGCCAGCAGCGCCTTGATCGTGGCGGGCGTCAGTTCGCCCATGGCGGCCAGCCCGCGCCCACGCTGGAAGATCGCGCAGACCGTCTTGCTGGTCTTGCCCCAGTCACCGTCGACACCATCTTTCTTCGGCCCGGTCTCGCCCATGTCGTAGCCGAGCGAAAGCAGCGCGGCCTGCGCCTCGCGTTTGTCCATTGTGATGCTCCGGGCATGAAAAAGCCGCCCGAAGGCGGCGCGTGATCGGGCGGAAGCGGCGCGGCGTGCGTCACGATTCCGGTGCAAGTACCTCGTCGGCGCGGATCTCGCCGAGTGCTGCGACGATGCCGGCACGAAGATCGGGGAAATTCTCGTCGGAGTGATCGAGGTAGCCTGCACCCTCAAAGATGCGGCGCAGGCGAACCGGCGCTGCGGCTAGCGCCAGATCGAGCGCCTCCGCTTCCGCATCGGAGCAGCGCCGCCAGAGCGTCGCCTTTGACAGCCGCGTCAGGGCCGGCAGAGGCACCTCCGGCGCCTCGACGATCTCGAATGCGCCACCCGCCGCAACAATCTGCTCAACGAGAGGATGGGCTGCAGGAGCGGGTTGACCCTCGCTTTCGGCATGGTCGCGAAGTGCCTGCTGGAATTCAGCGACGGCCGCTTCGATATCGAAGCCCAGAGCGTCGGCGATCTGCTTGCTGATTTGGATTGTCATGGTCACACCCCTGCGTAGATCGCGACGTTTTCGATGATCGAAGGCTGAACGTTTGCGGTGGTGCCGGTCCCATTTGTCGCGGCGTCCGCGCTGACCGCGTATGTCGAGGTGTCGCCGGGGACGAAGTCGAGCCACGTGACGCCAGCGGGATTGGGGGTGCCAAACCGACCAATCTGAGTCTGGGGTGCGGGATTTTGATTGCCGCCCCCGACGCCGAGCCGAGACGAATCGATACCGGATATTGCGCCCGTCAACCGGCTGGCTGCTGTGCCGCCCATGTTGCCTCGCCCGACAGAAGCGCGGTCGCGATAATCTGCCACGCCAAATGTGGTTGAACCGTTGCCATTCCCATTCGGGAAGACACGCCCTGCGCCGCCTGATTGCGTAGCGTTGGCGGTCAGCGAAAGCGTGACGTTATAGGTCGTGCCCGAAACGAAAACGATGGCCGCGACAGTCGTTCCGGCCTGAATGCCCGCCCCCTCTATGGGCATCCCTACCGCGATAGCTTCCGCGAGCTGCGTGGACGCAAGGGCAATCTGCGCGGCCGCACTCGCGTTCGTCGTGTAGGTGTTGCAGGCCACAGTAGTCGCCGCGAATAGCAGGGCATAAGTCGTGCGCGAAAGGTTCTGCCCGTTCGCCCACACAGACAGCGCGGGAAGGGACGTGAATTGCCCGGCGATCTTTTCGCCGATAACGGCGGCCCGCACGCCAAGCGCCGACCGCGCGGCCGCTAAGGTGGTCGCGACAACAAAGTCATCGACAGCGCCCCCTACGCCGAGGTTTTGCCGGCCTTGCAACTTTTCTGGCGTGCTGAAGCTCTGAACAGCGTCGACGCGCAGGCGCTTGGCGAGGGCATCCGCCGTTGCAGTGCCGAGCGCGGCCAGCCCCGATGCCGCGCCGTTAGCGACACCGGCGACGGCGTCAACATCGTCGGCAAGCGCCGCCACCTGGCCGGCGATCGTATCGACCTGGCCGGCGACGGCAGCGACCTGGCCGGAGACGATAGCAACCTGATCGGCCACGGCGGTGGCGCTGGCCTTCTCTCCGTCGAGTTCGACCAGGGCAGCTTGCACCGTGAGGGCAGAGATCCCGCCGGCGGGCGTGAAGGGCGTGTTGGCGGCGCTGATCGCGAGGTTGGCGCGCACTGCCGCTTGCGCCTCAGGATCGCCGGCGAACTCGATCAGGCGGTTTGCCGCCAGCATAGGCCGCGAGACCGAGAGCTGCGTGATCAGCGTAGCGAGACGGCCGATCGGCAGGGCGTTGATCCCGAGCACCAGCAGGCAGGCGCCGACCGCGATATCGGGGCCGACCCAGGGCGCGCCGAGCGCGACGGTGTGATTGTCGACGGTGTGGCGGGCGATAGCCGTCTGTCCGGCCGGGCCGATCAGGATAAAGCCTGCCGGCGTGCCTTCTGCGCCTTCGCCGCCGATCAGCTGGGCGAAGTTGATGGGCTCGGCCGCGCCGTCCGGCGCCGCCAGATGCGTCGCGGTCAAGACCGTGTCGCCCGCCACGACGCTGACGCCGCTCAGGATGTAATAGCCGGTTGCCATGTAGTCCTCACGCGTAGCCGGTGACGTCCACGGCGGCGAATACGCCGTCGCTGCGATAGCCGACGAAACCGTTGCTCATCGGGATCTGGACAGGAGAGATCGCGTTGGCGGCCGAGAGCAGCGCCAGGCTGTGGTTGATGTACTGGCCGCTAACCGGGACGAGAACGGGGTAGATCGAGGCTTCGAGGATCAGCGGCACAAGCACTCGGCCGGCAGCGCCCGCGAAGCCGGACGCGTTACCCCGCACGCCTGAAATTTTCAGAACCTTCGCATTCGACTGGAAGATGAGTTCGCCGGCGGCGTCATAAACCTCGAAGCCGAAGCTGTCGGGGTTTGGCGGCGCATCGTCGAATATCCAGAGATAGGCTGTGCCGCTGCTGGGATAGCCGGCGCCAAGAAAGGTAAAGCCCCAGCGATAGGTCCAGTTCGTGCCGTCAAACTGCGTCGAGAGCAGGAACGGCGCGTAATACTGGCTCTGCATCGCCACCAGCACGGTCCGTCCGGTGATGACGATGTCATGATAGGCATTACCGGCGCTATGGCTGAGACTGATCGCCCGCCGCTCGCGAAAGCATAGATTCTTGTAGGTCTCGTCGATCTGGACCGTACCCGCGTCGTTGATGATCTGCAGCCCGGCCGACATCAATGCACCCCGTAGAACAGCAGGTGATCACCGGGAGAAGCGCCATAGGTCATGGTGTTGCCGCTGAAGCCGATCGCCGGTGGAACCATGGTGTTGTTCATGAAGTTCGCGCCGGCGGCATTGGTGCGCAGGCAGGCGCAGACCCCGGCGCCAGTCAGGAAGCCATCGTTGACGACGCTGCCCGATGTCCCCGCCGGCACGTAGAGGATGCCGAGAAACCGGGTCAGCCGGTCGGTGACCTCAAAGAGGAGATCGACCCCGCCCGGGAAGTAGACTTGCGCGCCGGCTGGCATCACCAGATCCCGATGCGAACGCGCAGGGTTCCGGCCGCGTCATAGACCTCCATGCGCTGATTGGTCAGAACCGTGCGGCGACCGCTCGTGCCCGACCGCATGATGATGCGGGAATCGAACACCCAATCGCCGGCGGCGTAGATCAGCGGCGCGAAGGCATTGCCGCCGGCATTGTCGACGAAGACGAACTGGCTCGCGATCATCGAGATCCGGCTAACGCCGCCGATCACGTCGATCATGAAACCGGCATCGGTCATCGTGCCGCCCGACGTCGTCGAGGCCCGCATGCGGATTCGGCTTGAGGGGCCACCGGGACCAACGGTCGCGACCATGTCGAATTGGCCGTTGGCGGAGACGGCATTGACCTTGGCCTCGATCTCAGTGGCATAGCCGACGCTTGCCTTGCCGGCTTCAAGATCGATGATCGCAAAGCCTTGCGTCGTCACCGTGCCCGACAGCGTATCGAGCCCTGCAGCGGTCACGCTGATCTGCGTCGACAGGGTTGCAATCGCGCCCGTCGCGGTGGCGATCGCCGATCCTTGCGTCAGCACCGTCGCCTTGGTCGCGTCGAGGCCTTCCATGGTCGCGACGAGCTGCGTCGACATCGTCGCAATCGCGCTCGTATTGGTCGCGACCACGGTCTGCAGATCGGTGATCGTCGCCTGCGTCGCGTCGAATTTGGCGTCGATCTGCGTCGCCAGCGTGGCGCGGGCCTCGTCCTGCGTGACGCTGACCTCCTCGACCCGGCGGATCGAGGCGGAGGCCTTGAGATCGGCGTTTGATGCCTCCTGCACCGTATTCCAGACCAGCGTGGTCAGATCCGGCATCAGCACCGGCTGCCAGTCGAACTGCGCCCGGAAGCGCGCCATCAGATCGGGCACGTCGACCAGGAAGCGCGCATCCTTTAAGGCGGTCAGCGAGATCCACGGCGTCCATGTCACCGGCCGGGCCGGGACGGTCGCGATCGTGGCGCGGAACTCATAGTCGAGCCCGGTTGGCGGCTGGTCGAGGATGAACTCGCCGTCGCCCGGACTGTCATCGCGCACCCGGGTTGCGGCGACGCGTCCCACCGGGCGGTATTCGATGATCACGGCGATGACGCGTGCATCGGCAATCGGGTCCCAGCGCATGCGCAGGATCGGCCGGGTCGAACCGTCGCCGCTGGAAATCACATCCGGCTGCACCGTGAAATTCATCACGGTCGAAGGCAGAGGCGGCCCGGTCGGCGCGCCTGCCGGCGGCAGATAGGGCTGCTCGTCGGCGGCCGACCAGGAGTAGATCTCGTTGCCGACCTCCTGCAGCGAGAGCGACGGCGTGTCGTCAGGATTGAGCTGCCGCGAGACGACGCGATAGAGCTTGTCGAAGCCGAAGGTCGCGCTCTGCCAGCGCAGCCAGTCGCCGGCTTCCAACCAGAGCAGGTGAAATCCGCAGGTGATGCTGGCGCTGGCCTGCCGGCGCGTCTCACGCATGCGGATGCGGGCGGCACGCTGCGCCTGCGTGATAGAGGTAATCGCCCCGAAATCGAGCTGCACCGCCAGGCGCTCGCCATCCTCGGCCGAGAAGACCGGCGAGGTGATCGGCGGATAGCTGTTGGCCTGCCCCTGCGCGGCGGGGTCAACGAACTGGCCGTGGACCTCATTGGTGCGCTCGGTGCGCGAGCGCGAGCCCTGCCATTTGACGCCGCGCGTCCAGTCGATATCGGCATCGGTCAGCGTCACCACCGGCAACTGCGCTGCCCCGGCCAGCAGCCCGAAGGAACCGTTGCGCTCGATCAGGTAGCCGGCGAGCGCCTGCACCAGGGGCGCGAGCGCGCTGCGATGGTCGCTGTCCTGCGCGGTGATGACGGCGCTGGCGCGATAGCGGGGCTCATAGCCGCCGGCATCGAGCGGCACGCCCTCGTCGGCGATATTGGCCGCCTGCATGAAGGTGTCGCTGAGCACGTCGTAATCGGCGAGATCGAGCCCCATCAGGGTCTGACCCTCGGACTGGATGCCGCGCAGATAGGCCAGCACCATCAGGGCCGGATTCTGCGTGGATTCCCAGGTCGCGGGATTGGACAGGCTATGCGAGCCCGCCCCGCCGAAGGCCGGGTCCTTGCGCGGATCGTGGCAGCGATAGCCGCTGATCACGAAGAGCAGATCGGGGATGGCATCGAAGGTGTCGTTGTTGTTGATCAGCTCGACCACGACATGCGTCATGCCGGCAAGGCGATCGCTCGGCCCCCAGCGATCGGGCGCGAAAACCTGCGGCCGGCCGGGCGCCGCCTGCCCAGGGCGGCCGTCATAGAACCACAGCGTCATGCGCTTGTCGCCGAAGCCGGTGTCGCCGAAATGGTCGACCGTGAACTTGGCGACCGCGCCATTGTCGGGCGCCGTCGGCGTCAGCGGCAGCGCCTTGTCGCCGACCCAGATGCCGTCGAGCGAGGCGCACCAGCCGTCGGAGAGCACGAAGACCTGGCAGAGCCGCTCATTCGAGACGCCGGCGGTGGCGATGAAGACGAGCTGACCCTTGACCGCGCATTGCCCGAAGGCGACCTGACGCGGAATATCGCCGCCGATCTGCAGCGTCGCCGAGACTTCGCCGGGCTTGGCCGCCGCGCTCTTGTTCGAGCCCAGCGCCGAGGACAGGGCCGAGAGGCCGAGCGACAGGCCAACCGAGAGCAGCGCCTTGCCGACGATGCCCAGTCCCGCGGCAAAGCCCGACACCGCCGTCACGGCCGTGCCGATGGCGCTGATCAATCCAGTGATGAACGGCACGATTCAGCCCTTAGCCGACAGCGAAGACGGCAAGCGCCGAGGAGAGCGGCAGCTGCTTCAGCTCGTTGCCCTGCCGCACCAGCAGGACGGGGCCATAGACCAGCCCGAGCGTGTCGCCGGACGCGGTTGGCGCGGCGAGCACGGCAATGTCGCCGCGCTGCCAGTGCCCGGCCGGACGTTCGGGGTACACCGCGGCGATAGCCTCGCGCAGGCTGGCAAAGCCGCGCTTGCGCAGGACCTTGAGCGCGGCGGCATCGCTGGCATAGCGCACGGCATAGGGGCGCGCTCCGGTCAGGGCTTCCGCTGCATCCATCGCCAGCATGAAACAGTCATGCTTGCCCGGCGCATAGGCCGCCGCCCGATGCCGCTCGATCACGCCGAGCAGGGCATCGTCCCATCCATCGATCCGCATCATCTGATCCTAGAAGAGCCCGAGGAACTTCTTTTTCTGCTTGGTCGCGGCCGGGAATTTCGACCACTTGACCTCTTGCGTGGCCGTGACCTGCACATGCCGCAGCGAGCCGTCCGACGGGTCGATCAGGCGCTGGTCGATATCGGTGCGCATGCGATAGCCGGAGCGGCCGAGGTCGATCGCCATGCTCTCGACGGCGGCCTCCATGTAGACCTCACCGCCCTCGGTAACGTTGTGCGAGATCGTGTCGACCCGTCCGCGAAACACACCCTCGACCGAGAGCAGGGCATAGGTGTCGGGGTGCAGATAGGCGCGATAGACCAGGCAGGGCGCGCCGCGATATTGCACGCTCTCGATCGAGGCCAGCGTGGAGGCATCGAGCCCGGCGCGGGCATCGCCGTTGAGGCGGATGGCGAGGCCAACCGCCGTGCCGTCCGAGACGCCGCCGATCGCCGAGATGTGGAAAAGGTTGCCGGCGCCGACGAAGTCGATGCCCGACCAGGTCAGCACACCCTGGCCGCTGAAATAGGCGCGCTGACCGGTCGGCGCCGGGAAATCGAAAAGCAACATGTCGGCACGCGCGATGCGGCCGGCCTGCAGCTGCGCCAGCGTGCCGGCGTCGATAACGCGGGCCATATCAAGCGACCTTCTGCAGCATGCGGAAGGTAACCGGCGCCATGGTCAAACCGTCGCCCGTATCCGGTTCATCCGACGGATCGAGGATCATCTCGCAGACCGGCTGATGCAGCCGCAGCGTCGCGCCACCGGTGAAAAAGGACGGGATGCGCGGCAGCACCGAGAGCGTCAGCGACAGGCCTTGCGGCTGCGCATCCGCCATGACCCGGAACAGGCCGTATCGGTTGGCTTGCTCCAGGCCGATGAGATCGCCGACGCGCAGCCGGAGATTGGCGTTAGGCGCGCCGGCGACGATCGTCGTCGCAGTCAGGCTCGCCACAGTCAGCGTGTCGGCGAAGGTGCCGGATACGATCTGGCCGCCGGGATGGGCCGCCGGCCAGCATTGCGCCGGCGTATAAATCAGCGCCGTGCCCGCACCCATCAGCGCTTCCACGAAAGCAACGGCGCGGCGGCGGCCATATTCGCGTTCGGGCCGAACCTCGATGCCGGCGCGCCAGACCGGCGTGCCGGTCTCTATGACCTGCAGGCCGGTCGGCAGCTTGGCGGTGGCGACCGAGCGCGCCAGCGAGAACGTCACCCGCCGCAGCACCAGGCCGGAGCTGCGCAGGTCGAGGGGATAGGTGAGAGCCAATGCCGCCTAACCTTTGATTGCTCGACTTTGCCGTGGCGAAGGCCGAAGACACCCGCTTGCGAAGCACGAGAGGATCGAAACCGATGACCAAGACATCAGCCACGCTGCAGGAAGTGAGTTTCGGGCCGGGCGAAACCGATGATCACACCCATGTCTGGGCAACGATCCAGTACGACACCAAGACCGGCCAGGAGCCGATCGGCACATTCGCTTCGATCACCGTCGATCTGAGCATTCCCAACAAGACCACCGTCGGCGAGCTGCCGAAGCTGATCGAGAAGGCTGCAAAGCAACGCGTCACAGACCTGGCGAAGGCTTCGCCGATGGAGCTGTTCAGCGGCGATCCCGAAGGCTGATCGCTAGTACCGGCCGGAGCGTCGCGCGGACTGATACCGCGCTTCGCCAAGCCGCCTGTCGAAATTGGCATCGTAGGCCTTCAGGCCCGACACGATGCCGCTCTGCACCATCTGCTCGATCTCGGCATTGCCGCGCGCGCCGACGACACTGACAGTCAGCGCCATCGAGCCGCCACCGCGACCGGCCGGGACGATCTTGCCCGGCGATGTCGGAACGAATGTCTCCGGGCCACGCTCGCCGACGCGATAGGGCTGGCCGGCGTTGACCGGGCCACCCGTCGCGCGGCCGAAGAGATTGCCGGAGAACAGTGAACCGAACAGGCCGCCGGTCGCGCCATTCTCACCCTTCAAGCCAAACAGGCCAGCGAGCGGGCCGGAGCCCATTAGTGCCGCCTGCAGCGCAGCTTTTGCCAGCGAGGCGGCGAGATTCTTGACGACGTCCTCCGCCTTCTTGCCGTTGACGATCAGATCCTCCAGCGCATCGACAGCGGCATCGCCGAAGAACTTCTGCGCATCCCGCAGACCGTCCTGGGCCGCCTTGAGATCGGCCAGCGTCTTGCGCTTCTGTTCGGAGAGTTCGATCTCCCGCGTCAGCGAGGTGATGATCTTCTGGCGCTCTGTTTCGTCGAGCTTGGCAAGATCGACCTGGGCCTTGGCCAACTCGACCGCGGCGCGCTTCTCGGCGTTCGACTTGCCGAAGGTCGCGACCTCCGCATCGAGCACCGAGTTCTGGCGCATCAGCGTTTCGATATACTTCTCCAGCCGCGCCTGTGCTGTTTCTTCCTCGGTCTTACCGCCCCCGCCGCCGCCTGTCGCTTTGGTCGGGATCGCCGTAGTCCGCCCGACCACAACGCCCGATGGCCGAGAGGGAGGGAAAGGCGCTGAAGTAGCCGTAGGGACCGCTTCGTTGGGAGCCGCCGGCGCCTTGCCATTGGACAGGTCGGCGAAGGTCTGCCCAATCCCGGCGCCGGCCCGTCGCGCGTTTTCCATGCGATTCTGAAATTCGACCGCCTTGCTGATCACCTCGGCCAATGCGAGCCCTGCCTGCGTGACGCTGGCCTTCGCATTGGATGTGAACGCATTCCATGCCGTATCCCACGCCTGATCGAACTGCTTTGCCTTGTCGATCACTTCCGAGCTTAGGATCGTGCCTGCATCCGCCGCGTTCCGAGCGAGCCGCTCCAGAGCCGCAGCCCCACCTTCGAGTAGCGGGACGAAATCGGCCGGCAACCCAAACCGCTTGGCAATCTCGATCTTATCCTGTTCGGTTGCAGCTCGACTGATCAGATCTGCGGCAATGGCCAGAGCTTCGTTTGTCGAGATGATCTCGCCAGTACGCGATTTGACCTTGATGTTATTGGCATCGAGCAGCTTGGAAAGCTCAGTCTCCTCGCGCCGAGAGTCGTTCAGCGCTTTTGCCAATCCCTGGAGACCGGAATCGAAAGCCTTGCCGGCAATGCCCTCGTTTGCGCCGGCGAGTCGGAGCGACTGAAAGCGCTCGACCTCGACGCCAGCGCGCCGCGCGCTCTCGCCGAACGCTGCGATTTCTCGATTTGCGGCCATGATACCGCTGGCGATCTTCTCGAAAGAGATTGCTGCAATTGCACCCTTGAGCACGCCCAGCCCGAAATCCCCCCCAAATGATGGGTTGGCCTGCTTGAATCGAGCTTCCATTTCGTCAGCAGCCTGATCGGTGAGCTTAGCCGCTGCCCGCATTTGGCGTTCGAGATCCTTGATCGAAGCTCCAACCGAAATGACGAGATCGTTGGCCATTGGGCGCTTTCGGTGAAAGTGATATCGGTGCCCCCGCAGAGCAGGGGCGCGGGCGTTATGGGGCTGATCGGCAAGGCAGTAGGCGGTACGGCGCTGCTATTCGGCGGATTATTCGCGGCGGGGCTGGCGGTGACGCCCGATCGGCGCGCCGAGACCCACCAGACCGAGAAACCCGTTCCCGAACGCCAACCGACTGTGATCCCCGAGTCATGGCGGTTAGCGGACCATCTCAGCGTCGAGGTCCAAGGAAAATCGTCCCGCCTATCGAGCGTCGCCGTTCTCACATTCCGAATTCAGAACAGGTCCGACATACATCTCAAGGACGCCACGATAACCTGCGATTTCTTCGGCGAGAGCGGCACTAAGCTGGGGGAGGCCCAGCGCATTGCCTATCGCGAATTTCTTGCAAAGAAGACGGTCACCGTACGCGACATGAATTTTGGCTTCGTCCATCAAGAAGCTGGCAGGGTAGGATGCAAGGCGACCTCGGCGGAACGCGCTTCGCCCGTGTAATTCAGAGGATGTAGTCCGGGGCAGCGTCGAGCATAGCCTCTAGAGCATCGGCCGTATCGTCATTGCTGCGCTTTGCTGCTTCCGGCGAGTTTGCCTTCGCCCAGCCATCCGCGCACACCATGAGCTGCCATAGCGACATCGCTCCTACTTCGGCAGGCGTGAAGCCCATCACCACCCCAAATGCATAGAGGTCCCTGAAATCGAGCTTTCCGTTTAGGCGGTCGGGTCGCTCTCCTGCCCCACCGCCTGCGATTTTCCCACTGGCTCATCCAGCTTTCCTATCAGCACCGCCTGGATAACAGCGTGGGCAGGGCGGACATTTTCCAGCCAAGGTCGATCGAGCACGTAGGCCTTGCAAAGACGGAGTGCATCGACAGGCGCCATGCCACCGCCGATCAGCCCCAAGCGGAGCGTCTGGTAGATGTCGCTCACTCGCCATTCTCCCGATTCTAAGCGATTTGAGATGACGATGGGTCCGGCATCACACTGAGTCTGCAACTCTTCCAACTGCGCGAGCGGCAGACAGAACCTATGCGATCCGTCCGCCCATTCCATTTCGATGCTACAAAGGCTCATGTCAGCGCCGCAACCATGGTGCGGGTCAGCGCGCCGTCGCCGGTTGCTTTGGCGCTGGTCTGCCATTTGCTGCCGCGCTGACCGGTGATGTCGCCGGCGATATGCGCCTTGCCGGAGAACTGCAGATCGGGTGTGCCCGAACCAGAACCAAAGCCGACCATGCGCAGCCGCAGGCTCGTCGCCTCGGCACGGTTGATCGCAGCCCAGAGCAACGGCTCGCCTTCCTTTGTCGAGATACCCTCGAATTCGGCGGACCAGCCCATATTGAGCACATCCGTCGCCTTCCAGGCGGGCGCATCGGGATCGTCGCAATCGGGGATCGTGACGTCGTTGGTATCCTTGTCGATCGTCAGCTTGATCGAGTTGAACCCGCAGATCTTGGTGAAGACCTCCGGCGAAGCGCCGTCGCCGAGATACAAAAGGCCCTTTCCGAACGAAAGGACTGTGGGCTGTGCCATTGCGGCCTCCGCTGCTGTGAAAATGGTTGGTCAGGCTGCCGCGACGAGCGCGCGGAAGGTCAGCACGGCATGGCCTGTATGGCCGTCCGGATCCTTGAGATATCGCGTGCTCTGCCAGGCAATTTCGAGAAACTGCCAGGCGCCGCTGAGCGTGAGATCGGCCTCGTGCAGAGACGTGTGCACGGCGCTGGCAATGGCCTTGGCCTCGGTCTGACCGGGATCAGGAGCGTCGCCGGGCCGGGTCCAGATATGCAGCGGCACGAAGACCTCGAAGCCATCGAGACACTGCGCGCCATCATCCAGCGCCTGAAACTCGCCGATCTCCAGATAGGGGAATGTCGCCGCCGTCGGCACCCGGTCATAGACCCGATTCGCCAATACAGTGACGTCGGCCCGAAGCTTCAGATTGATCGCACCCTGTAGGGCAAGGCTTGGATCGCTCATTCGCTGCCCTGTCCGTTGAACTTCGCCACGGCCTTCCTGATCTCGTGTTCGAGGCCGGCGCGGATGTGCTTCTTGTTGGCGCGATAGGTCGGATAGAAGAACTCGCGGGCCTTCATCTTCTGCGTTCCAAACTCGACCGCATTGGCCGCGTCATAGGTCGCCGACTGACCTTTGCGCACCGGCTTCGTCGTCGTCGGGCCGCCGGCCTTCACATAAAACCGATCGCCACGCGCGCCGCCCTCGACACGCACCGAGGCGCGCAGATCGCCTTCGTCGACAGGCGCGGCGGCGGCGATCAGCTGTCCAAGCCGCTGTGCTGCGAGCAGCGCTTCAGTCGCCGCCGCGGCGCGCACCTGAAGCGGGATCTTCGCCAGCCGGGCGGCCAGCCTCTTTGCGCCCTTCGCCATCGTCGAGAACTCCAGCAGCGCTCGCACGCGCGGCATGTGCGGTCGGGATCAGCAGGCGCTGACCGGCCTTGTAGGCGATGAAGACACCGGGCTTGCACGGACAGTCGAAATCGCGGCCGAAGGTGACACGCGGCATCAGGTGGCGCCGCCGGCCTGCAACATCATCTCGATCTCGGCATTGTCGGGCGTCGGGATGATCGACAGGATCTGGCAGACCTTGCCGGCGTAGGGGCCGGCGAGGAAGACGACGCGATCGGCGGCAGTGACATCCGCAGTCGCCGGCCAGCGCAGTACGGTCAGCGTGCCCTGCAGCGACGATTCCAACCGGCCGGCTTCGAGCTGCTCGCGTCCGAATTTCGGCCGGAAGCCGGCCCAGCATTCGACAAGCAGCGACCACGACTGCAGCACATTGCCGGTGCCGTCATCGGCGCCCTCGATCCGCCGCTCGAAGCGGACGCGGTTATTGCGTTGGCCGGCGCTGAGCATCAGACAAAGCTCCGGCGGAAAGGCGATACCATCCGATCGACCGTGATCGACATCGGCACGGGTGACGACGCGCCGAGCGCCACCGTCTCTGAAAAGCGATAGGCGTCGCCGACCATCAGCAGGATCGCGTGGCGGATCGCAGCGGGAACTTCCGCTGCCTCGCCATAGCCGGCCTTGTAGGTCACCGTTACGGCGTCTGCCTGCCCGTCGAGATCCGGCAGCTGGGCGTCGCGGTTGAGCATCAGCATCGGCCGCGAGGCGCCCGAGAACAGCCGCCAGGACGACGACGGCACCGCAACGAGGCCACCGCTACCGCGCGCCGAAACGCTGATGATCTCAGCGACGGGCGCCAGGGCCAGATCGAAGCAGCGCGACGCTGGCCAATAGGCCGAGAACTGGCGCCAGCTCTGCGCCAGCAGCGCCCGACCGAGAATGCCGGTGTAGCCGTCGAGATGCGAAACTGCCGCCTGAATCGCCAGCGTGATCCTGTCGTCGTCAAGGTTGTGATCGACGCGCAGATGCCGTTTCGCATCGATGAGCGAAACGACATCGCCGGAGGGCGGCGTGACGAGTTCAGGCGGCAGGCAGCGCATCGGATCAGGCCTTGCCGGCGTCCTTGGTATCCGGAGCAGGATAGCCAAGGTTCGACCACCTTCTCAGGTCGGGCGATGCGTGCACCAAGATTGGCGATCCTCGGTGGCAGTGCCTTCAAGCGTCCCATGTATCTAGACATGAAGAAGCCCGCGAGCCGTGAGGCTGCGGGCTGCATAGCTTCGCACAAGGCAGCTGGTGAGGCTTGCGCGGGATCCGTGAGATACAACTCCCCGAAGGGCGATCAAACTGCCAGATGAACCGTGCCGCTATAGGCACCGATTCGCCCGCAGTGAGTCAAGCGGTCACGCCGCGTCAAGTTGTGAAATACCCATCGTCACCACCGTCTCACGTCCGAAGATGTCGATCAGGACATCGGCACGATGCAGGCCGATGGCTTCAATCACGGTAGCCTGGAAGCTCATGAATGGGCCGCTGATCACGGTGAGCTTGTCACCGACCTTCACCGAGCGCTCTGGCTTCAGCACATCATGGCGCGGTGGTGTGATGTCGTTCTGGAAGTTCGCTACCATGCCGACGGCGGCGGATGGAACCTTGAGCCAGCCCTGCGCCGTGCCGACCACCTCCTGAACGCCGTCGATATCGCGGATATCGTCAATGGGACGGCCATTCACCGTGACGACGGACACCCCGTCATCGCCGATGATGTCCCGTCCGCGCCTGCGGAAAGGCATGCCGGCACAGAAGAGATAGCGCGGGAAGGTCGCGACATCATGCTCGATCAGCCTCTTGCCGCAGGTGATGACCCGATGCAGCGCTGGAAGAAAGACCTTGCATCCGGCCTCTGACAGCGAGCGCGCCGCCTTCGCCTCCATGCGGGGCGCCGTATAGACGAGATACCAGTCAAGCGAGAGGTCGATATCCATCGGCGCCGGAACCTTGGTGACCAACTCCTGCCGGAGCCCGTAGTCAGGCTTTGCTGGCGGTTTCGAGTGCCTTGCCCGGTTGCCCATCAGAAAGTCACCCCATCATCACCATCGTCATCCTTCCGGCCCGGCGGCAGTGCGCCCGGCAGGAACACCCGGAAATCGCCCTTGAAGACTGGGATGCGCGCGCCCTTTGCGCCAAGCCATGGCCGCCAAGCGTCGATTTCTGGCCCGTCGCAGCGATAGGGCTGAAGCTCGCCGATGCGCTTGACCGCAGCGGTGAGATCACCCGCCGCGACGGAGATCGATTTGCCCGCGTCTGCCTGCTGGACCGAGAAGCTGATCTTCTGGCGCTGCCCGTCGGCGATGCGGGCCAGCAGCATCAGCCACCATTCGCGTGACCAGCCCTTGATCTCGACGAAAGCGCCTGCCGCTTGCGCCAAGGCGCGGTCAGCAGCCTGCTTCGGCACATGGCGCCAGTTGAACCCGGATAGGTATTTCGGGCCGGAGAGCCGGCCAGCATACCCCGCCGCCTTCCGCTCCGAGACGAACCCGGGAATCCCGTCTATCGCCGCCCAGCGTTCGCCGAACGGCACCGTCGCCCAGGCTGAGGCCAAGGCCGCCTGCTCGTCAGCCCCGGCATGGGGATAGGCCTTGCGGAAATCGTCGAGCGTGGCGGATGGCCGGACTTCGGCCGTGCCCGCAGGCTCGCCCTCGCTCGTTGGCGTGTCCCCGCGCTCATGCGCACGCTCTCTCTCAGATTCTTTAAGGGTTCTACTAAGGGGTTGGGTCTCATCAGATGATACCCTAAGCGCGCCAGATGATAGGGTATCACCGTGATAGGGTATCACCGTGTTACCCTTAGTTTCGCATGGCGGCGAAGCATTGACCGCGCCGCCCGCGCCCTGCGCATGGCTGGAATCGTCCTCGTCGTCATTGTCCGGCAGCGGATCGTGCAGCGCGGCGGCCTCCAGCGCCGGCCAGAATTCCGGCCGGCGGAGACGGAACAGCAGGTCGACATCCATCTCGTAATGGTTGGTCGAGCGTCGGCCTGCGCCGCCCTCGCGCACCATGCGCAGCAGGCCGACGGCCACGAACTCCTTCAGCGTCCGCCGTGCGGTCACGATGGAGCATTCGGCATCCTCCGCCACCGTCGCCAGCGAGGGATAGATGTGGGTGCCGTCCTCATGGCAGCAGTCGACGAGCTTGATCAGCACCAGCTTGCGCGTGCGCGAGCCGAGCTTGGCCTTCATGGCGGCTCCGAGCAGGGCGGCGCTCATAGCTCAAGCGCCTCCTGCCTGACGATCGGAGCCGGCGCCCCGAGGGCGAAGCGAGGGCGCTTAAGCTCGTTGGCGATACGTCGACACGCGATATCGAAATACGCGGGAACGGCCTCGATGCCGATGAAGGCGATGTCGCGCTGGACACAGGCAACGCCAGTCGAGCCGGAGCCCATATAGGGATCGAGCACGTCGCCGGTGCCGCCGAGCTGGTCGATCGACCAAGCCATGAGAGCGACAGGCTTCTGCATATGATGCAGCCGCTTTTGTCCCGCGGTCACCTCATGGCGCGCGCCGGTCCCGACGCTGAGCCCGTCCCAGAGCAATCGATAGATCCGCATCGGCTGATCGCGATTGATCCACGCCGCCTCGCCGTCACCCTGATCCTTGATCTTGCCGTTGGGCACTTTGTCCCAGACGAGCCAGGAGCCTTGCGGCAAGCGGTCGGCAAATCGATGAGCGCCCCAGATCAGCATGTCAGGCGCCAAACCAAGGATATGCGATGGATCGAATGGCTCGTCGTCGCCCTTAATCTCGGCATGCGTGCTGGAATGGACGGGAAGGGACCTGCCGCCCTTCTGAACGACCATCTTCGCCCGCGTACCGCCCGCGTAAAATGTGTTGACCTTGTATCCCTGCCCATAAGGCGCGCAGATCAGCCGCCCGACCTTGCTGAGCGTCGGCAGGATCTCGCGACAGTCGCCGAGATAGAGTGTCACGGAATCGGAGAGATGTTCGACGCGGCTCATTCCGCCGCCTCGCCATCCAGCAACGCTGCATCCGCCACGAACCGCCAGCCGTCGAAGCGCTCTTCGCCGCGCCACTCGGAATCCGTCACGACATAAGCGCCGGCAGTCGGGTAATCCGCGACAGCCGTCAGCATCGCGCCGCTCACGGCGATGATCTTGTGGTTCGGATGCCGGCTTTCGGGCAGGCTGCGCTTGCCCTTCTTGCCATCCATCCACCGGGCGCGATCCTCGTCACTCCACCGCTGGCGGATGCTCTCCAGCCCCTCCATGTCGATGCCATCGGGGGGCGTTGCGGCGTCGATCCAGACGCCGCGACGGCGCGACAACAGATAGCCGCGCTCATCGACCGCGAGGCTGTATGCGGTCTCCGGCAGCAGGAATGGACGCGGCTTGCCCTTCTTGCCATCAGGCGAATAGGCAATCGCGCCGTCGATCATCGCCCGGCCGTAATCCTCGACACTCATGCCCGGTTCGCGCGTGGCGCCGATCGAATGGAAGCCGGTTTCCGAAGGGAAGGGCCGGTTGAAATCGGCAGCGTGAATGCCCTCGTGATCGCCGAAGCAGATGATGGCGCGCACATCGCGGTGCTCGACAATGAATTGCCCGGTCTGGCCCCATTTGGGCACGGTGCCGCAAGGCGCCCAGTTCGCGCGTCGGATCGACATCGGCGCATCGTTGCAGCCGACGCCGAAGCTGGTCAGGCCATTGGCGCGATAGAGGATCGCATCCATGCGCTCGCGCTGCGCCCCGGCTTCGTCGACGGCCTCGCGCATCACGGCGTCATGGTGCAGGTCGATCGCCTCGCCATAAGCCGTGGTCAGTGTGGCCAGATCCTCCGGCAACTCCGCCGCGATGGCATCGATGCGGGCATTCCGCTCGTCGCGCTCGACCTGCCAGCTGTCGCGCTTGGCAGCCTTCGGCTTGCTCTTCCGACCCTTCGCCGGGGCTGCCGCATCGATCGCGATGGACTCGACCACGCGCGCCCCGTCATCGCCGACGCTGACGATAACCTCGGCGCTGATGTCAGGACCGGTAGCCAGGTCCAAGCCTACCGTCACGGGCGCAACAGGTGGCGCCTCCGCCCCCCAAAGGTCCCAGCCCTCCCGGGCCTCACGCGCATTCATCTCGATCTTGGGCAGGCTCGGGAAATACGCCTCGGCGATCTCATGGGCGAAGGGCGGTTTCTGGCTGTGCGGCCCCACGGGGAAGGCCAACGCCGAGCGCAGCTGCGTCCCCATCGCCGGCGCAGGCACATTGCCGCGTGTGCCGACGAGCAGCAGTTCATGTTGATTGCGGAACCAATAGCCGGTGCCGACTTCGTCCTTCAGCCAGACGACATGGCTTTTGTAGGTGAAGCCCCAGGCCGCCATGACGCGCAGCGCGTCCTGCAGCATCGGCACCGTGGCCCACAGCAGCAGCACGCAATCATCAGCCGCGATATCGGCGATAGGCCGGGCGCAGATCGCCTCGGTCGGGGAGGTTGGATAGTGGTTGTCGGCGGCGCGATCCATGCCGCTTTCGCGCGAATAGACTTCGAAACGCCACTCCGGATCGGCGAGAATGACGCCATAGCGTTTACCGCGAGCGATCATCTCTGACAGCGCGGCGTTGCCCTGCTCGATTTTTTCGCCGAGCGCGACCTCCTTGTGCGCGCGCAGCTCTTTCTTCGCAGCCTGCCGAATGTCGCGCTCTTCCTTGATTACGCGATAGAGCGCAGCCGGATCGGCGGAGCGGATAGCCTCCTGCTGTTGCGCAAGCGGAAGCCGCGCCAGATCGGCCGCGGCGGAAACGGAAACCTGCCCTTGCGAGACACGCTCAGCCAGTTCGGGGGCACCATGATCGACTACGGCTTTCGCGGCGCGCACGCTGCGCTCCGACACCTTGAGAGCTTGCGCGGCTTCCGCCTGCGAAACGGGGGGTGGTGATGGCACGACGATACCCGGCAAGTTTGCCGCATTATCGGCCGACGAAACGGGGCGCCCCGGCGCCATGTTCGCCAGCCTCGCCGCAACCATGGCACGCTGGCTTTCGGACAGATGACGGCGATGCAGGTTGCGCGAGAGCACGAACGATAGCGGCGTGCCGTCATATTCGGGCAGGAACCAGCGGAACTGCGGCAGGAGATGCCCGCCGCCTGGGTGCTCGAAGGCACCAGGCGCAATGACGCCCGCGGCGCAACCTGCGCGGTAGCGGTTGCGCCCGTCGAGGATCAGGATGTCGTCGCCATCCATGATCAGCACGATCTTTTCGCGCAGACCGTTTGCACGGACATCGGCAGTCAGATCGTCGAAGGCGACTCCTTCGATCAGCGGGAAGAGATTGGCGAGCGGATGGAAGGGCTCAGCCATGAGACCACCCGTTGCGCTGGCCGCCACGATGCGACTTGTTGACGAACGGAGCGCTCGAAGCGAAGCGCCCCTCCGTAAGCTTGTCGAACAAGGTCATGAATTCGACTTCGGCCCGCACCGGGCTCCAGCATTCCAGCGTGACGCCGAGCGCCTCGACCTGCTCCTCCGCCGCCCAGGGCATCGGCGGCGGCGCCATGTTCTGCTCACGCTCGTCGGTGAGGATCCGGCCGTCGGCGAGATGCACCTCGTGCGGCATCTCGGCGGGCAGGCCGAAGCGCGCGCAGATCGCCAACATCACGGCGGTTTCCGCCGCCTTGTAGCTCGGGATCGCCCGCTTGATCGGGCGCGGCAGGTCGACGAGATAGGCTTCCGAGGCGTCATGCAGCAGCGCCCAGAGCCGGTGCTGCGGTGCGACCGCGCCCGCCATCAGCACGCTATGCTCGGCCACCGAATAGAACAGCCGGGTATGCCCGCCATAGCGGCACAGATGCGCCAGCGCATGCGCGATATCGACGATCGAGACATCCTCGGGACGCGGATCGAGCGGCCAGAAGGCTTGTCCGGAAAAGGTTTGAATCCAGTCGCCGTGTCGGGTCATGCCGCACTCCGGTTGAAAGGTGAAAGCGCGACCCCTGCCGGGTCTCGGGCACAGCAGGGGCCGCGCCTTGCGCGTCCGGCCAAGGGGGTTGAAACCGGTGCGCAAGCGGGAATCGAGGACGCGACGGAACTCAGTCGTTCACGCGGAAACGCCCGCGAGGATCGCGGCATGGACGCGGTCGAAACGCTCGATCGAGCGGCGCAGCTCGGCCAGATCGCGGCCGACGGTCACGGCATCAGTTCGGGAATACTTGCCGTCCGCGACACTGCGGGAGAACGAGCGGCACAGATCGGCCACCTCCGCCATCACGGCGGCGTGCGCGTCGAACGGCGTGCCGTCAGGCTCGGCAACGGGGCGCGCGATTGGCTCAAGCCGGAAGCCGAGCAACTCGGCCTCGACGCGGGTGACGACTGGCTCGCCGCATTCGAGTTCCAGCGCCAGCTTGCCGTCGAGCGTGAGCATGGTCGGATCGTCGCGATCCTTCACCCGGCTCATCAGCTGCTGCGTCACGGTAAGCAGCTGTCCCGCACGCGTCGGACCGCCGACGCGCTCGATCAGGTCGGCCATCGCCGCCTTGCGCTGGTAGAAGCTCAAATCCTTGATGCGCATGGAAACCTCGATTGTGAGAGGCGCGCGATACCAATCGCGCTGCCGGCGGGCAGGCGTTACGAAATGGTCTCGGGAACGGGGCGGGGAACGCGGTCAGGCCAGCACTGATCGGACGGCCAATTCTCGGAGAACCAAGAAACTGCGCGGTCATAAGTCCGGATCGTGATGGTTTTTTCGGATTTCAGCCGATCGTAGAACGTCGGGTCGTTGATGGCTTGGCGCCAAACCGTGGTGACACCGACGCCCCGCGACGAGGCAAAGGCGTCCGACAGAGTGAGCAGGTGCTGCTTGAGTTCGGCTTCCATAACCCAAGCGATAGTTGGATCAATCCAACTTAGTCAAGCGGATTATTCCAACTCGCGCAAGGGTGCTGACATGTGGGATATTTCCAACATGTCCAGCCTCAAAGATTTTGTGACTGCTCGCCTAAAGCAGCTTGACCGCAACCCGTTCGAAGCGGCCCGCACCGGCTCGCTGGAGCGCTCATTCGTCAACGACATTTTGATCGGCAAAAAGCAGAGCGTTCAGGGCGCCAACATCGCAAAGCTGGCCCTCGCGCTCGATTGCGCGGCAACCGATATTGTCGCCGCGATGGCGGGGAGGGCACCAGCCTTGGGTGCGGAGCCGTCCCGGGCGAACGACATATCTTCCGCCTCGGAGATTCGACCAACAACCGAGAGTCTGATCCCCATCAAGGTTGCGGGCAAATTGAAGGCCGGCGACTTCATAGCCATTGAGGATCTGGGCGACTGGGACGAGCCGGAGGTCATCTATGACCGGCGCGACCCGCGATTTCCCGATGCTCGCCACATGGCATTCGAGGTCGACGGCGACAGCATGAACGCGCTTAAGCCCCGCCCCATAATGTCGGGCGATCGGCTCTCAGCGATATCGTACGAGGACGTAGCGGACCGACTACCGCTGCGCGATGGTATGATTGTGGCCGTCGAACGCACGCGGCACGGCGGCCTGGAGCGCGAGTGGTCGGTCAAGCAGCTTGAGATCTACGAAGATCGCGTCGAATTTCACCCGCGTTCCACAAATCCGCGCCACAAGCCGATCGTCGTGGTGCGCGACAACAACGCCGATGATGGAACAAAGGTCGAGATTATCGCCATCATCCGCAGGCTTGTGGCCGAGTTCAATCTATAGCGCCGGCTTCTGCCGACAGCTTCAAACGCACTGCTCTTCTGGCCGCCATTGCGACACGCCTATTAGCGTGCCGATAAAGCTCTCGCAGCCGTCACAGAAATAGCGCTGGTTCTGAAAAAACGCGCTTTCAAGAAGCTCGTCGACACCTCTCGGTGCGTCCTCGACGTCGGGTACGTCGAGCGTCTTGGTAATGTTCCGCTCGCAGTTGAGGCAGCGGTAGTGAACCTTGAAACGAGCGGCTAGGCCATCGGGAAGCGGCATTATCGAACTCCACTGGGGATCGAGACAAGCTGGCTCAGCATTGAGAACATAGCAAGAACCGTGTGATTCCGTTCACACGCTGCATTCAATAGGATGTTTCCAATTTTCGTATTGACAGTTGGATTTATCCAATCATATTTCCCCCATCGAACCCCGATGGAGGCCCGCGTGTCGGCAGTCCCAGCCCTCTACATCCCCCAGCAGACCCCGCGTGACGTCGCCCGGCGGCTGATCCTCCGTCGCTGGCTTGCCACAGCCGGCGAGCTGCTGGCGCTCGTCATCTTCGTCGCCATGGTCTGGATCTGGTCGGCGCTCGGCGCCGGCGCGTGACCGCGACCCTCTCCCCATCCCCCATCTCGGCTTGCGTCCGCGGCACCGGACGACAGGCAGAGCGCACCCGCGCCGTTCCCCGCTCAGAGCGGGTGCATCTCCTCTTGCGTGCCGGAGACGAACAGATGCTCAACCAAGCCCATACGACACGCCCTGCCGGCCGCGACATCGTCGCCAACATGGCCGATTTCATCATCCGGCATAATGCCGGCAGCGGCAGCGTCACCCGTGACGATCTGCTGCTCGATTTCACCGAGGCCGAAATCGAGGCTCATTTCCCCGCCGCCAAGCTCCGCGCCCGCAACACCAGCAAGGCCGCGCGCCAATGAGCGCAGTCGTCCAGATGCCGACGCGGGCGCGAACCATGCCGCGCCCGATCACCGGGCAGATGCGGATCGCGCTTGGCCTGCTCTGCTGCGGCGCGCTCTTCCACGAGCCCAACGGCAGCTGGCGCTCGCGTGCCCATCCCGCCCAGACCGTGCGCGACGCCACGGTGCGCAGCCTTGAGGCACGCGGCTTCGCCCGCATGGAAGAGTTCGCCGGGCTCTACAACGCCCGTGGCGCCTGCCTGGTGCTGACATTCGCCGGCCGCCGCGCCTATGGCAGCGACGGCCACCACGCCGCACGCAAAGCGCCGCCGGTCGCAGCCGAGGCGATCCTCGTCGAGGTCGAGGCGGCGCTCGTCGCACTCAATGCCGAGAGCGCGAAGAGCGACCGCGAATTGGCGCAGCTCAACAGGCTCGGACAGGAGGCCCGCCGGATCGAGGCGGATCTCCTCCGGCGCCGCGCCGGCATCGAGAAGCGCATGGAACAGATCGAAGCCGCCCGCGCCAATTTCAACGCCCGCCGCGTCAATCTGCGCTGCCTCGTCATCGAGGCCGCCGAACGTCTGATGGGGGGCGTCACGTCGTGACCTATCCCCGCAACGATCCCGACATGGATGAGCCGATCCAGGGCAACCAGCTGAAATCCATCGTCGAGCGCATCGAGCGTCTCGAGGAGGAGAAGAAGACGATCTCCGACGACGTCAAGGAGGTCTACGCCGAGGCCAAGGGCAACGGCTACGACGTCAAGATCCTCCGCAGGGTCATCGCCATCCGCAAGCGCGACGCCAACGAGCGGGCCGAGGAAGAGGCGATCCTCGATCTCTACCTGCAGGCCGTCGGAGAGACGGCATGAACCGCGTGCCTCACAAAGAGCGTCCGCGCCTGCCGCCGTCACCACCCGCCGAGCCGACTGAGCTGCTGCACGCCGGTTCGGGCTGGCCGGGACTGTTCGTGCCCTTCGTGCCCGGCGCCGCTGCCGGGGCGCTCCTACTCATTGTCGCATTCTTCTGGGGCTGATCATGGCTGACAAGACCGGTATCGAATGGACCGATGCGACATGGAACCCGATCGTCGGCTGTTCCATCGTCTCGCCCGGCTGCACCAACTGCTACGCCATGACGATGGCCGGGCGGATCGAGGCCATGGGCACCGCGCCGCACTATCGCGGCACTACCAAGCCTAGCAAGGCCGGCGCCGTCTGGACGGGCAAGCTCGCTTTGGCGCCCGAGCACATCCTGTTGCAGCCGCTGCGCTGGCAGAAGCCGCGCCGGATCTTCGTCAACTCCATGGGCGACCTGTTTCATGAGGACGTGCCCGACGAATGGATCGACCGCGTCTTCGCAGTGATGGCGCTGGCGCCCCAGCACACCTTCCAAATCCTGACCAAGCGCGCGGCGCGGATGCGGGCCTATCTGACCAGACCGGCAGGCGATGACATCCAAGACGTCCGCAACCACCTGGCGTGGGATGTGTCGTCCCAGATAATGAGCCTTTGGGCACCAGAGTGGCGATCCGAGAGCATTCAGGGAAAGCACCGGTCGCGCGGCATCGGTGCATTCTCAACCTGGCCCCTCCCGAACGTTTGGCTTGGCGTCTCCGCCGAGGATCAGCGCCGTGCCGACAAGCGCGTGCCGGATCTGCTGGCGACGCCGGCGGCCATGCGCTTCGTCTCCGCCGAGCCGCTGCTCGGGCCGATCGATTTCACGTTGCTGGACATTAACGGTGACGGCGAGATGGATGCGCTAAAGCCGCGCGCTTGGAATGAGGAGATCGGAAGCTGGCGTGGATCATCGCCGACCTGGGAGGAAGATTTCCTCGACTGGTTCAACCTGTCGTCGATGCCCAGCAGCGGCAACCTGCATGCGACGCTCGACTGGATAATCGTCGGCGGCGAGAGCGGCACAGACGCCCGGCCGATGCATCCCGACTGGCCTCGCCAAATCCGCGACGGCTGCTCCGCTGCTGGCACGGCTTTCTTCTTCAAGCAATGGGGAGAATGGGCGCCAAGCGAAACGGCAACCTGCCAGCAAGGTGCACTGGCCGTCCTATGCCGGGATGGCCAGCTGTTGCGCGGTCAGGCGATGGCGACAGGCCGGCTCGATGACGAGCACGCGGAGCTGATCGCCAAGTTCGGGAAGGCAAAGGCCGGACGTCTCCTCGACGGCGCCGAGCACAACGCCATGCCGGAGCTTCGGCGATGAGCGATCCACAGATGGAATTGCGAGACGTTTTCCTGCGCACCGCGATGGATGCAGTTGATCTCGGCAACGCGAAGAATACCGTCGAGGCGGCCGTCGCCGCCATGGGCGCCGCGGCGGTCTTGATAGCGATGCTGCCCAGGCAATCGCGCGACACCGTCATAGCCCAGATCTGCGAGGCCTTGCCGAAGAGTGTCCGCCAGCGGAGCCGCGAAATTGAAAGCGGATTGTTCGACCGACAAATGGATAGGCGGCAATGATAAAGCCCGTCCGCCTCCAGCTCTCCCGCCGCAATGGTTTCGACCTGCAGGCCTGGTCGCTAGGCCTCAATGGACTGCAGGCCGTCAAGGTCACGCGGCCGGGCCCATGGGGCAACCCGTTCAACTTCCGCGATAGCGCCTATTGCTGGGCGGCCCTGTCCTATGGCTGCAGGGCCGATCCGACGGGCCGACAGGAAGCGTCGGTGAGCGCCTTTCGCGAGTGGATCGACCCCGGCCACGGCATGCGCACGCTGTCGATAGAACTCGATCCGGCCATCGTCTCAGGCGAGCGCAGGCTGTCACTCGGCCCCAAGGTCGAAGTCGGCAGGGCTCCGGCCATGGAGGAGATCCGCTCGAAGCTGCGCGGGAGGAATCTCGCCTGCTGGTGCAGGCCCGGTGCCCCCTGCCACGCCGACGTGCTGGTCGAACTGGCGAATCGCCCGACCTGCGAGGCGCTCGGCTGATGTCGCGCGCCGCAGCCAGGCGCGAAGCGACGCTCGATCCCGGCTTGGCCCGGTTGATCGAAGCGCTTGCGCGCGAGGCTGCTCGCCGTGATCATGCCGCCGCCATGGGGCAGGGGAGAGAAGAGACCGATGCGCGCAGCGATCTACGCCCGGTTTTCAACCGACCTGCAGAATGATCGCTCGGTCGATGATCAGTTCGCGCTGTGCGAGGCCTATGTCCGCAAGGCCGGATGGCGACTTTCGGGCCGATATGCCGATCATGCCGCGTCCGGCGCCTCGATCCATGGTCGGCCTGACTATCAGCGCCTGATCGGACTGGCGCTCGCCGGCGAACTCGATCTGATCGTCGCCGAGGATCTCGACCGCCTGTCGCGCAATCTCGCCGACATCGCACGGCTCTTCGAGACGCTGACCTTCGCCGGCGTCAAGATCGTCACCGTCGCCGACGGCGAGGTCTCCGAGATGCATATCGGCATCAAGGGCACGATGTCGGCGCTGTTCCTCAAAGGGCTGGCCCAGAAAATCCGCCGCGGCATGGCCGGCGTCGTCAGGGAAGGGCGCAATGCCGGCGGCCGAGCTTATGGCTACCGGCCTGTTCCCGGCCGGGTCGGCGAACTGGAGATCGTCGATGCGGAGGCCGAAACCATCCGGCGCATTTTCACTGAGTATGCCGAAGGGAGAAGCCCCCGCGTCATCGCTGGCTGCCTCAATGAGGAAGGCATCCTGCCGCCGCGCGGGCGCTTCTGGACGGCATCCACGATCAATGGCAACCGCCAGCGTGGCCACGGCATCCTCGTCAATCCGCTCTATGCCGGACGACCGGTCTGGAACCGGGTCCGGATGATCAAGGATCCGGCGACAGGCAAGCGCATCTCCCGAATCAATCCGGCAGACGAGCACCAGGCCAGCGAGGCGCCGCAGTTGGCGATCGTCGCGGCCGATCTCTATGCGGCGGTCCAGGAGCGTCGCGGCGGGCGGCGAGAGATGGCGCCGCGCCAGCGCGTCACGCCTCGGCATCTGCTTTCCGGTCTGCTGCGCTGCGGCGCCTGCGACGCGGGCATGTCGGTCAAGGATCGCGATCACGGTCGGGTCAGGATACGTTGCACGCAAGCGGCCGAGGCCAACAGTTGCAGCAACCGCCGCGCCTATTATCTCGACGGCATCGAGGCCGACGTCGTCGTGGGCCTGCGCGAGCAGCTGGGCCATCGGGACGCGATCGCGCTCTATCTGCGTGTCTACAACGAGGAGCGCCAGCGCCTGGCCGCCGACAAGGTCAACGAGCGCGCCCGCATCGAACGCAAACTGGCGGCAGCCGAGCGCGAACATGAGCGCGTGTATCGCGCCTATGTGAAGGGACTGATCGAGGAGGATGAGCTTGAGCGCGAACTGCCGCCGCTGAAGGTGGTGCGCGACCGGCTTCGCAGCGAACTGGCCGCCACGGACGAACCGCCGCGCATTGTCTCCCTGCACCCGGCGGCGGTGACGGCCTATCTGCGCGCTATCGACACCCTGCACGAGACGATCGCGGCCGGCGCCGAGCATGGCGAAGAATCAAAGCAGGCCCTGCGCAGCCTGATCGACAAGATTGTGGTGATGCCGGGGGCAGCCGGCGCGAGCCCGGCCTTACGGATTGACGGGCATCTAACGAAACTGATCGGAGGGGAGCATTTTCCGTCCCGCAACATCGTCGGGGGGGCGGATGGTAGCGGGAGAGGGACTCGAACCCCCGACACGCGGATTATGATTCCGCTGCTCTAA